GACGGTTGATTACGAGTTCGTGGCAGAGACCCTGTGGCGCGACTGCCAGGAGATGGACGTTCGCAAGATTGCGTTCGACCGCTGGAATTTCCGGCACTTGCGCCCGTGGCTGCTGAAGGTGGGGTTCACTGAAGAGCAGCTGGAAGGCGACAATGCAATATTCGAGCCGTTTGGTCAGGGCTTCCAGTCCATGTCCCCGGCGTTGAGGGACTTGGAAGCTGACTTGCTTGAAGGCAAGATCGTGCACGGAAATCACCCGGTCCTGGCCATGTGCGCTGCCAATGCAGTGGCAACTTCTGATCCGGCTGGTAACCGGAAGCTGGACAAGGCAAAGGCGACCGGGCGCATTGATGGCATGGTGGCGTTGGCGATGGCGAGAGCTGTAGCAGGCACACACCAGGAAAAGCCACAGCCGAAATATCAGATGCTCATTCTTGGATGAATGGAGTTCGTCATGGACATGACGCACCGTGCTTATTCGCTTTTCGACGTGAAAAGTGTGCACGAGGACAAGCGTATCATTCGCGGGATCGCTACGACGCCAGCCGTTGATCGTGTCGGAGACATTGTTGAGCCGCTCGGGGTTACGTTCAAGAACCCACTGCCCTTTCTGTGGCAGCATCAGCACGACAAGCCTATCGGCACTGTGAAGTTCGATGCGCCCACAGAGGAAGGCATCAAGTTCGAGGCTGAGCTTCCTGTCATCCACGAGCCTGGGACACTGAAGGATCGTGTCGATGAGGCTTGGCAGTCGATCAAGCTTGGGCTTGTCCGGGCTGTCAGCATCGGATTCCGAGCGATTGAATATGCCTTTCTGGATGAGGGCGGCATTCGCTTCTTGAAGACAGAAGTGTTCGAGCTTTCCGCCGTCACCATTCCAGCAAATGAGCAAGCTGTCATGACCAGCATCAAGGCCATGACGCCAGAGGCCATCAGCCTCCTGAAGAAATTCGACACTCGTGTCGATGAAGGGATTCAGCCTGCACCCGAACCTGCCGCGTCGGGCAAATCGGTTCGTGTCGTCAGGCTGGATTCTCCTGCCCGCGTCGGGGCAAAGAAGCCGCCGTTTGTGATCCGCAAGATTCACCCGGTGGCGATGTCCGATTGAGCCCTTGGACAAGGCATGCCCAACAAAGGAATTAGGAAAATGAGCAAATTCGCGGAGCAGATCGCTGCGTTCGAGCAGAAGCGTGCTGCGCTTGTTGCTGCGAACGAAGAGATCATGGAAAAGGCCGCTGCGGAAGGTTCGACCCTCGACGCTGAACAGCAGGAGGCCTTTGACTCTAACCAGGCCGATATCAAGGCCATCGACGAACACCTGAAGCGTCTCCGGGAAATGGAGAAGACGGCAGCCAAGAATGCCAAGCCCATCGAGGGCGAGACCGAGAAGCAGGGCACGGCCAGCCGTGTCCCGGCGCAGGTTAAGACCACTCCCAAGGCGTCTCCTGGCATCATGTTCGCTCGCCTCGCTCGTGTGAAGGCGCTGGCGCGTCTTGACGGCGAGAGTGTCCGCACTGTCGCCAGAGAGCTGTACGGTGAGGATTCGCCCGTCTATGGCGCTGTCGTCAAGGCTGCGGTCCCTGCCGCCAACACCGGAGACAGCAACTGGGCTGGCGCTCTGGTATCCGATGAAGGTGGCGTATTTGCCGACTTCGTTGAGTACCTCCGCCCGCGCACCATTCTTGGTCGCTTTGGCACGGACGGTGTTCCGTCGCTGCGTCGTGTACCCTTCCGTGTCCCGCTCGTCGGCCAGACCTCTGGTGGTGCGGGCTACTGGGTAGGCGAAGGCAAGGCCAAGCCGCTGACCAGCTGGAAGTACGGCAAGACCACGCTTGAGCCGCTGAAGGTCGCCAACATCGCGGTCGTCACTGAAGAACTTCTGCGTGACTCTTCGCCGTCCGCTGAAATTCTCATCCGCGATGAGCTCGCCAATGCGCTGCGTGAGCGCCTTGACCGCGACTTCATCGATCCGACCAAGGCGGCGTCGTCCGGAGTGTCCCCAGCTTCGATCCTGAATGGTGTGTCTCCGATCGCGTCGAGCGGCACGTCCGCAGATGCTGTCCGTGAGGATGTGCGCGCCCTGTTCTCGGCCTTTATCGCGGCGAACAACGCGCCTGACACTGGCGTCTGGATCATGCCCGCCACCACGGCGCTGGCGCTGTCGCTGATGCAGAACCCGCTCGGCCAGTCCGAGTTCCCCGGCATCGGCATGACTGGCGGCACCTTCTTTGGTCTGCCGGTGATCGTGTCGCAGTACGTGCCTTCTGGTACGGTTGCTCTGGTCAATGCTGGCGATATCTACCTCGCGGACGAGGGCGGTATCGCTGTCGATATGTCCCGCGAGGCGTCGCTGGAGATGGCGGACAATCCGTCGCACGACAGCACGACGCCGACCGAGGCTACGGACCTCGTGAGCCTGTGGCAGACCAACAGCGTCGGCTTCCGTGCCGAGCGCACCATCAACTGGGCTCGCCGTCGTCCGAGCGCGGTGGCGTACCTGTCTGGGGTCGCTTGGGGCGCTGCGGACGCCAGCAGCTAAGCCAAACGATGAGGTCTGCCGCCATCCGGCGGCGGGCCACCCTGTGCTGGAGGCTATCTCGTGACCAACAAGAACACCTATTGGACCAAGGCTCTGAAGAGCCGAGATCCACGCTTTGCTCAGGTTCTGTCGCTCCTTGGGTATGCCACCCGGCACATGCAGGCAGACATTTCTGCGCCTGCTGTCACTGCGCCTGCCTCAGAGCCAACCCCTGAAGTGGAAGTTGGCGAGGATTTGGCAGATTTGCGTGCACAGTATCAGGAGGTCGTCGGCAGGAAGCCATATCATGGCTGGGGTGCTGATGAGCTGCGCAAGCGCATTAATGAGGCACTGGCGTCCTGATGGATGTCGTCTATCCGTACAAGGCGAGTCCGTTCGATTTTGAGCTGCGTTACTCTCTGCGCTCCCTGCATGAATTCATGCCGCACCGGCGGGTGATTGTTGCGGGAGACAAATCGGCCTTTATCAGCCGACTGGTGCACTTTGTGCCGGTGTCGCGCCATCCTGATCGGTACCGATCATCTACCACGAACATCGCTGCTGCAGCGGAACAGGCAGTTGAGACAGAAAAGTTCGTCGTGATGAACGACGACTTCTTTCTCCTGCGTCCATGGACCTTTCGGCACGAGAACCGAGGCACGATAGAGGAACATCTGGCCTCTGGCCTGCCACAAGGGTTGTACTGACTCCATGTCGAGTGGACTCGGGACATTCTGAAGGCGCACGGCATAAGCGATCCGCTGTGGTTCGGCCTTCATACGCCTACGGTTTACGAGCGAGGCAAGCTTTTGGAGTTGATACGCGAGTTCCGCGGTCAGCGGTATTTGCTGAGGACGCTGTACCACAATCTTTTCCCGCAGCCGAGCGAGCGGCGCGAGGACGTGAAGTGCAAACGGTGGATCGGATCCCCAAGTGGTGATGTGGTCTCGATTAGCGACGAGTGCGCCTTGAATCCTTCGTTCCGCAAATGGGCATCAGAGCGTTTCCCCACCCCATCTCGCTACGAAGTGGTGGCGGATAGTCGAACCCGGAGGGTTGCCTGATGGGTATTGGATGGTCCGATTTTATCGCACCAGTCAAGTTCATGGGCGAGGGCAGGAACGATATTGATCCATTCTTTATCGTCACGCACCTGGGCGAGCCAGTAACGCACATGGGCGAGCCAGTAACCCACACCATCCCTATTCCTGAAAATGCGGTTTACTCCGGTGGCGAGCCAGTGACACACGCCGGATCGATCGTTACGCACGGAGGCTAGCAATGGCTGAACTTTCCACACTCGGCAGTGTCATAAAGGCGGCTTACGAGGGGGAGGCGAATACCAACGCCTACACAGACGCCGAGAAAAGCAAGCTTGCGAGTATTGAAGAGGGCGCTCAAGTCAACCCCTCTGTCGCGACGACCAGCTCCGATGGCCTGATGTCATCTGCTGACAAGGCAAAACTGGATGGCATTGAAGAGGGCGCGAATAACTATTCGCTTCCAGATGCGAGCGCCTCGGTCAGGGGCGGTGTTTTTATGGCTGCTGCTGTTGCAGATGCGGCAGACGAAATGGAAGTTGTGGCGCGGTTTAATGATCTTCTGGCCGCCTTGCGGGCTTCCGGTGTCCTTGCGGTGTAGACCACATGAAAATCCTTGGCATCCCAGTCCCGTTCACCCGTCAGAAGGCCTTGTCTCCGGTCACTGAGAGGGGTGGCTGGCGGTCTGTTGTGCGCGAGTCCTTCGCGGGCGCATGGCAGCGCAATGTGACGATTGATCGGGCTTCGGTTCTGGCGCACCACGCAGTCTTTGCGTGCCAGACGCTGATTTCATCCGACATTGCGAAGCTGCGTCTTCGCCTTGTCCAGCGAGATGAGAACGGCATCTGGGAAGAGGTCGAGAACCGCAACTTCCCGATGATCGCCAAGCCGAACTGGTACCAGACCCGGCAGCAGTTCTTTGAGAGCTGGGTGTTGTCCAAGCTGAAGCATGGAAACACCTACGTCCTGAAGCAGAGGGATCAGGACGGGCGTATTCGTTGGCTGCATGTGCTGGATCCGATGAGGGTCAAGCCGCTGGTGTCTGATGACGGCAGCGTGTTCTACGAGATCTGTGAGGATGCACTTGCGGGCGTTCAGCAGCAAATCACGATCCCGGCGCGGGACATCATCCACGACCGTTTCAATTGCCTGTTCCACCCGCTGGTAGGGCTGTCCCCGATCTTTGCAGCCGGGCTGGCTGCGATGCAGGGCCTGTCCATTCAGGAAGACTCGACCCTGTTCTTCCAGAATGGCGCACAACCAGGCGGCATCCTGACGGCACCCGGCGCAATTTCCGACGAGACTGCGCAGCGACTGAAGGAATATTGGGACTCCAATTTCACCGGCAAGAACGCGGGCAAGGTTGCGGTTGTCGGTGATGGCCTGCAGTACCAGCCACTGCGAGCCAAGGCGGTTGACAGCCAGCTGATTGAGCAGCTGCGTTGGTCTGCTGAGGTTGTTTGTGGCGTCTATCATGTCCCTGCATTCATGATCGGTGTCGGTCAGGAACCGAACTACAACAATGTTCAGAACCTGACGCTGCGCTATTATAGCCAGTGCCTTCAGACACTGATCGAGGCTATCGAGGCACTGCTCGATGAGGGGTTGGGCCTGAATGGCGAGCTGCAGCCAGGGCGGAGCCTTGGCGTTGAGTTCGATCTTGATGATCTCCTGCGCATGGATACCGTGACACTTTATGACGTGGCGCAGAAGGCCAAGGGCATTGCCACACTGGACGAGCAGCGCAAGCGTCTGAATTTGAAGCCGGTCGAGGGCGGGAACACGATTTATCTGCAGCAGCAGGATCACTCGCTTGCGGCAATTGCGGCGCGAGATGCGCAGCTTATTGATCTCGTCGAAAACCCGCCTGCGCCTGCTGAGCAGGAGCCGGAAATGTCCGAAGAGGACAAGGCGCTCTTCATCCGCGCTGCGCTGCGCAAGGAGCTTGGCCTAGCGGCCTGAAATTCAGGGATGACGGAATGAAGTACGTCGACATCAAAGCGATGATGGCCGAGATAGCGCCTGTCATCCGGGAGTACACTGCTGCAGTGGTGGGGCCACTGTCGGAGCGTCTTGACGCCATCGAGGCAAAGCTTGCCAACCTGCCTGTTCCGCGCGACGGCAAGGACGCGGACGAAGATGCCATTGTCGAGCGCGTCACAGAGAAGTTGGCCGAGGAGATTGCTCAAGTGCGCGCTGCTGTCGACGCGATCTCGATTCCCGAGATCCCGGATGTCGAAGGAATGATTGCTGGTGCCCTTGATGCAATCAGCGACCAGCAGGCACAGGATACTGCGCAATTGAGGGCCTTGATCGATGAGGTGAATAGCCGGATCGACAATCTCCCTGCGCCAGAGAAGGGTGAGAAGGGTGACAAGGGCGAGAAGGGCGACAAGGGTGATCCTGGTCGCGACGGCCTAGACGTGAAGGACATGTTCCGTGCCGATGGTGGCAGGCTCATCGCAGTGATGAGCGATGGTTCTACCCGCGATCTTGGTGTGTTTGTGGGCAAGGATGGCAAGGACGGCGAACCGGGGCGCGATGGCCTTGGCTTTGATGACATGCGCATGGAGGATCGCGAGGATGGATGTTACCTTGTGTTCGAGCGTGGCGAGGTTGTCAAGGAGTTCCGCCTGCCGGTGGTGATTGATTGCGGCATGTACAGCGCCGGGAAGGCCTACCGCAAGGGTGCTGGCGTAACCTGGGCAGGCAGCTTCTGGATCGCTCAGGAGGACACCATCGAGAAGCCAGGAACTGGCAAAGGCTGGCGCCTTGCTGTCAAGAAGGGGCGTGACGGGAAGGACGGCATCCTGAAGGCTGAGAAGCCGAAAGAGCCGGTCAAGGCAGGCTGACATGGTGGCACTGGTTGAACTTGATCGTGTCAAACAGGCGTTGCGCATCGACACGACAGACGATGATCAGCTTCTCAATGCCTATATCGCTGCTGCATCAGCCGCCGTCATCAACTACCTGAAAGGGCAGGCACAAGTCCTGCTTGGCCTTGATGAGGATGGCGAGCTCCCGCCGGAAGCGGAAATCCCGCCCGAAATTGAGCTCGCCACGATCATGCTCGTCGGCCATTTCTACAAGGAGCCGGATGGCAATACCGAGGATGCTTTTGAGCGAGGCTATCTGCCGAAGCCGGTCACAGCCTTGCTCTATCCGCTCAGGGACCCGACACTGGCATGACAAGCAAAATTGGAGCCGGGCGGCTCTATGAGCGAATAGCCTTCGAAAAGCCTGTCCAGCAACCGGACGGGCAGGGCGGCACGATCAACGGCTGGAAACAGCAGTTCGAATGCCGCGCCCATTTTCACCTGCTGCGTGGCAGCGAGACGGTGCAGGCGTCACGGCTGCAGGGGCAGCAGCCAGTGATTGTGACCATCCGTGCATCGAGCGATGCGCGACAGATCGAGCCGGGCTGGCGAATAAAGGATGTGCGGTCGGGCACAATTTACCAGGTCAAGGAGCCGCCTCGGCTGACCGAGGACCGGGCATACTTCCAGATGTTGGCGATGAGCGGGGTGGCTGGCTGATGGTGCAGGGCCTCGATCGCTTGAAGCGCAAGCTGACCGTCACGATCCCCGTGCGGGTTCGCGAGCGCACGCGGGCAGCCATGGAGAAGGGCGCTGACGAGATCGTCGCACTCGCGAAATCGCTTGTTCCTGTCGATACCGGTGCCCTTCGCGACAGCATCGGCTGGACCTGGGGGGATGCCCCTGATGGCTCCGTCACACTCGGGCACATGAAGGCGTCGAAGGACAGTGACGAAGTAATCACCATCTACGCAGGCACCCGAAACAAAAACCTCGGCGACAAGGATGCTTTCTATGTGCGGTTTGTTGAGTTCGGGACACAGAAGATGGCACCGCATCCGTTCTTCTACCCTGCCTACCGGACGCTCAAGCGCCGAGTGAAGAACCGCATCACCCGCGAGATGAAAAAGGCGATCCGTGAGGGAGCGAAATGACTGTGCACAATGAGTTGCAGGCACTGATCTATTCGCGCCTTACCACTGATGCTGGTGTGACGGCCATTGTCGGAACCCGCGTCTATGACAACCCACCCAGCAACGCAGACTTTCCATACGTGTCCTTCGGACCCTCGGATGCAGTTGAGGACGATGCGGATTGCATCACCGGCCTCGTCATCACCCAGCAGATTGATTGCTGGTCGCGCTATCAGGGCGGGTTCAGGGAGGTTAAGAGCCTCGCGGACGCTGTGAAGAAGGCACTGCACCGGTACAATGGTGCGCTCACTACCAATGCGTTGGTGGAGATGACTGTTCAGAGTGTCCGGCACTTTCGTGACCCTGATGGCATCACGTCGCATGGCGTGGTGACTGTGCAGGCGATTGTCGAGGAGTTGTGACAATGGCGTGGGCTATTTTTCACAAGCCTTTCAACTTCGATTACCGCCCGCTGAAGGCTGTCTCTCAGCTTGTCCAGCCGTCTCCGGAGCCGCAGCAGTTCCCGGAGTGCCTCATCGAAGCTGCTGTGGCGAAAGGGGTGGCGACGCGCGTCGAAAGCCCCAAGGCCGATGAGGCGCGTCAATACAAGCGCAGCAAGCGCACCAGAAAACACAGGACACCTGAGACCGGGCATGATGCCCATTAACCCCGGCTGGTCGATGACTGGCCTGTCTTCGAATGGAGAAATGCAATGGCGCGTGCTGTAACTGCCAAATACGAGGAGATGATCCTCGAAGTCGAGACCGAGACCCCTGGCACCTATGCTGCGATCTGCGGCTTGACGGATGTCACGATCAACCGCACGTCGAATATCGACACGTCGGAGATCCCCGATTGCGATGATGAGAGTCTGCCGCTGGCGCTGGAGCGTCAGGTGCGCTCGCAGGAAGTGACTGTCTCCGCGACCGGCGTATGGGCGATGCAGAGCAACGAGATGATGCTCGATTGGTGGTATTCTGGCGCGACGAAGAACATTCGCATCCGCAATGCCAAGGTCGAGAATGATGGCGATCCGGGCGACACCTATGCCGAGGCTGGCCCGGCACTGCTCGCGAGCCTGAACAACTCCCGCACCAAGGGGCAGAAGGTTTCGGCTGAACTGGAAATCCAGTTCGATGGTGTGCCGACCCGCACCTTGGTCACGGCTCCCTAATGCGCGGCATCGAAATCACCTGGCCCGGTGGTGAGCACGAATTCAAGCTCACCATCGACCTCCTCCGTGCCCTGCAAGAGCGCTGCGATGCTGGGCCTGCCTACATCCTCCAGCGTCTCGCCACGCAGCGCTGGCACGTCGATGATGTCGTTTCGACCATCCGCCTAGGCCTGGAGGGCGGCGGGATGGGGAAGGAAGCAGCACGCAAGCTCGTCAACAAGGTTCTGGACGATCGACCGATCGCCGAGCTTGTGATAACGGCTCAGGCCATCCTCATGGCAGCGTTGTACGGCGCACAGGATGACCCTGTGGGGGAATCTCCGGCGGGAGGGGAGAACGGGGCGAGCGAGAACCCCTCCCGCGAGGAAAGTGGCGCTTCTCCAGCTTCTACCAATGGACCCATGCACTCCACCGCGACATCGGAAGCATGACGCTGTGGGAATTCGCGGCGGCGGTTGACGGGTACATCCTCGCCAATGATCCCAAGGCCAAGCCGAGGGGCGGGGACATCGACGAGGAGCGCCTGGCGGAGCTTGGGATAGTGGGGTTTTAGTCAAGGAAAAAGCTCTCTGGCAGGCAAGTGATGGATCCGATCCCGAGGCGCTCACTATGGGTGCCGAGTGCCTCGGCGACGGCGATGTGTTCGCGCTTTAGCCTCTCGCACTCGCCTTTCGGAATATCCCGCACGATCTCCCGTTCCGAGTTCCCGATCGCGTGTATCAGCCGGTATGTTTCGGCGTTGGCGGTGGCCGTAGCAAGAATGGCGATCGCCGTGATGGTAACCAACCTCACTCAGGCACCTCCGCGTTTAGTTGCCGTCCATTCCAGCGTCGTGATGACCTTGAACAGGGCAAGGGTCAAAACCCCGAACCCAAAGAGAACTGCAGCCAGTATCTGATGAATGGCAGACTCTGACGCTGCTGCCACAAGTAGGCCAGCCGCAATCTGAAGTAGCGCCAGCACAATGATCACGAAATTCATGTTCCCCTCCGCGAGGTATCTATGGCTACGGATGTTGAGCGCCTAATTGTAAGGCTAGAAGCTACGCAGCGCCAGTTCGAGAAACAGCTCGCAGCTGCTAATGCGACGGCCAATAGGCGCGCGCGCCAGATCGAGAGCCGTTTTGCGCAAATGAACCGGAAGCTTGGGCAATCGTTCGCTGGCCTCGGCCGCAGCCTCGCTGCCGGATTTGCAGCCGGGTTCACCGTTCGCGAACTGAAACAGCTTTCCGATGCTGCCACCCAAATTGATAACGCGCTGAAGGTCGCTGGCTTGTCGGGGGCAGAATTGGACCGCGTCTATGGTCGCCTTCGAGATAGCGCTATGGCGAACGCCGCACCGCTGGAAGCGCTGGTCGGCTTGTATTCACGAGCGGCGCAGGCCCAGCAAACGCTCGGCGTTACGACAGAAGAACTGCTGGGACTGACAAACAGCGTCGCGCAGTCACTTCGAATATCCGGGACGGACGCTCAGACGGCCAGTGGTGCGCTGCTGCAACTCGGACAGGCATTGGCAAGCGGAAAGGTTCAGGCAGAGGAGTATAGCAGCCTATTGGACGGACTTTATCCGCTCTTGCAGGCGGCTGCGGCTGGGTTGCGGGAAGCGGGCGGTGACGTCGCTGTCCTCACCCGTCTGGTGAAAGATGGGCAGGTAAGCAGCGAAGCCT